AGCAACTACTTGTTGGATTCCTTCTTCCTTAGTAATTGATTTTGGTATCGGTTCTGAGGTTATCGTAGTTGGCAGAACAAGTCAAGGTACAGACGATGAAGGAACATTAAGACCAGTAACAATTAATGTTAGTGGAATATATGTAATTAATGCTAGAGGCGGAAGCCCTGAATTAATTGAACATGTTGAATCAGAAGAATCAGATTGGTTCTTTGACTAAGTTCGTAAAAGTGTAGTCATGCACATATTGTTGGCTATAAGGGTGCAAAACCCTTAATCCTTATGGGGAATTTAAAATGAAAGAATTTGAAATAATTAATAATAAAATAATAAAAGGCAGTAGTTATTGGTTTAATGTTAGTAAAGTAGATTTTACTACAAGAAAACTAAATGACGTTACAGGAGAATACTGGGTTAAGTTCCACTTTTCTTCAGGTAAAGAAATAAGAATAATAGTAGAAGAAGAAGATTTAGATGAAATAACAAATCTCTTTGATTATAATATAAATGGTGACAAGAATGACAATGAGTTATGAAGATAGAAAGAAAATAATAATGCAACAGATACAAGAAAGAATGAAGAGAGAAAAGGAGTTCCTACTATTAGGAATTACGGGTAATCCTAAAGTTGGTAAATCAGGTTTAGCAATGGATTGTAGAACTGAGGAAGAAATCAAGAAAGGTATGAAAGTTAAGATACTAGACTTAGATGATGGTTCTACACCAACTTGGGACTCTGCTTGGAATAGAGATAAAGATATAGAAGTGTTTGTTCCTAATGTTTGGAATGAAGACGGTTCTATGGATTGGGATGAAACATTCCACAACTGTTCTACTTGGATTAAAATGGTTGAAGAAGAAATTAAAGAAGGAAATGTAAAGGCTGTAATTTTAGATGGTGTAGATAAAATCTACGAAGGTTCTAGTGATGTACTTCGTAAATCATTAGTAAAGAATGCAGCAAGAAGTGGTTCTGTAATACAAGATTCAGATACAGTAAGAGTAAGTCCTTTAGATTGGAAAGTTAGAAATAAAATTTATGATAGAATCATTAATCCGTTTGTAGCACTAAGAACTAATAGATTTTTAATTACACATATGAAACCTGTTTACGAAGGAATTGGCGCACCAATTGCAGTAGGGGAAACTCCCGATTGGTACAAAACAACTCCTCACAAACTACTACAAATTGTAAATATAAAAGAACAAAAATTAGGAAAGAAAACTACCTACATGGCAACTCTAGTTGCTAGTAAAACTAATTCCAGTTTAGTAGGTAAAAAATGGCCTGTATTCGTATTAGAAGAAACAGGTAATCAATGGAATGGAATACCTGAATTAAAGACAGGTGAATTATAATGGAGATGAATAATAATGAAAATAACAATAGAAGCAAAGGAACTGAGCGAATTAATTGATAGTGTAGCATTGAGAGGAAGATATTTTGACGGTGGGGAGTCTAAAAACGGTACATTATCAGCACATGCATATTTAGTAGTTAATGAAAATACATTACAAATATGGAATGCTGATAATACTACGATTTGTGGTTTGAATCAAGAATTAGCAGAGAATACTTCTGAGAATGGTTCAGCAGTAGTTGATATCAAAAAGACTGTGAAATACTTGAAAGGATTTACAGGAGCAGTTACAGTTGAAGCAAATGATTTCCTGTACATTAGTAGTGATTCATCAAATGCTACTTTACCATTAATAGTTGAACATAGTCATCAAAATATGATTGATATGTTAATAGAGTTTGAAAAGACAGTAAGAGATGTGAATGTTACATTCCCTACGTTTAGAAGAACAACCTTTGAAACTAAGTTACATGTTTCTTCGTATGCTTTATCAGAAGCAACTAAAGGCTGCGATGTAATTAATACTGCAAGATATAAGTTTGATTATAATAATGAAGTGTTCAAAATGTCTTCTATCAAAACTGATTTAGACAAGTATGAAACAACAATAGAAACAACTACTAAAGATGGTGAGCCTTCAACAGTAGAGTTTACTGGATTCTTCCATAGTTTCTTCAAAACAGTAGTGAGTATTTATCTTAAAGATGATTCTCCTGTTTTATTTGTTTCACCAACTAGGATATTATTGAAAGCCCCTTACATGGATAGGAGTTAAGAGTATGATAATTAATGAAATAAAAAATGGAATAGGATTAGTTTGGAGAGATGAAAACGGTAATAGAATACAAGAAACTGTTTCTCTAAGAGAGTTTAAACATTATTTTTTCATTAAGGCTACTTCTACTAGACATACTAATTTGTTAGTTAAAGATAATAATACAAGAGGTAAGTTTCAAGTTGACTTAACTTACGAATTAGGAGATTGGGTATCTCTTGAAGGTGAATCTTTGGTGAAGGTTTCTTGGGGTACTAAATCTCCTAGTCTTAGGTATCAGATTAGAGAAAAGTTAGAAGAATTAGGTGTTGACACTTACGAAGCAGATATACCACATCATTATCGGTATGCCGTTGATGAGTTAAGTTCTATTCCCGATTATAAAATGCGTAAGTGTTTTTGGGATATGGAGTGGATGCAAGGCGGAGAACATGATGGTAAGATTACTTGTATAGTAATATACGATAGTTATGATGATGAGTACAGTGTATTCGCTTGGTTTCCAAACTTAGAACAGAAACTTAGTATGGAGTTCCTTTACAAATTAAGAAGAAATTACAACTTGAAAATATTCAAGTCAGAAGAATCTATGCTTGACAACTTCTTAACATATTTTATTAAGAAGAGACCGGATATGTTAATCTCATGGTTCGGATGGAAATTCGACTTACCTAAGTTAATAGAGAGAAATAGTATTTACAATATTGATTCAAGAATGTTATCTCCCTTTAATGAAGTAAGAGGAGTTTCTTGGAAGGATAACAAAGTTAAGATATATCCTAAACAAGTAAATGGTTCTTCTCCTATAACACAACCAATTAAGGGTGTAATTACAGTAGCATTAGATTTAGTCTTTGAAAGACAATGGAACGATTCACAAAGAGGAACATTACCTTCTATGGCTTTAGATTATATTTCTGAAACTATTCTTGGAGATAAAAAATTAGTTAGTGAAAAGTTTCCCGATAAAAATGAGTTCTTTGCTAGAGGTTGGTTAGAAGATACTGAAACTTATCTAGAATATGCTTTGAAAGACGTAGAGTTAATTAAAAGAATAGATGATGAAAATCATTGTATTGATTCTGTATTAGCATTGCAGAAATTACTTATCGCTCCTTTTGATGCTTGTTTTTATGCAAGTAATATGGGAGGGATATATTTCATGCGTAATGCTTCATGGAAAGCACCAACGGGCAAGAAAGGAGAAAAAGTACAATATGATGGGGCAATGATTTACAATCCACTAACAGAAGGTACTAACGGTAGATATGATAATGTAGCAGCATTTGATTTTGCAGGTCTATATCCATCAATGATTATTTCACGGAATATTTCATGGGAATCTAAATCTATTGAACCTACTGAGTTTGCTGTTAATCTAGCAATACCTAGAGATTTTAGTGAAGTAAAGGAAGAGAAGATGTTGTATTACAATACTAACAAATTAGGATTATTACCTAAGTCTCTTATTGAACTTAAGGCGTTGAGAAACGAATACAAAAAGAATATGAAAGAAGCAACAACCAAAGATGATAAAATTAAATGGAATAATAATCAAATGGCAGTAAAGCGCCTAATGGCTTCATTTTACGGAATCACCGCGTATCAAGGATTTGGTTGGGCTGATATAGACCTAGCCGCTAGTATTACTGCTAGTGCTAGAGAGGCTATTAGATTAGCCGCATTTAAAGCGAGGGAATTAGAATGAAAGTAGTTTATGGACACACGGATTCAATTTATGTACAATGTGATGATATAGAAAAGGCAAAGAAAGTTTGTAGTGAAATTAACGACCATGTTAGGAAATCTTTTCCTAATTTATTAGGTTTAGATGAACACCCTGTTACTTTAGAGTTTGAAAAATATTACAAATCTTTAGGTGTGGGTGCAACTAAGAATAGAAATGCAGGTTTAATTTCTTGGAAGGATGGAGAATATCTTGAAGAAGATGAGTTCGTTCTTACTGGTTTTTCTGCCAAGAGGGTTGCACAAACTAAATTAGCAAAGGAAACACAATTGAAAGTTTTGAGAATGTGGGTAGATGGTGATAGTGAAGAAACTATTACTAACTACTTACACGATTTATTCAATAAAGTTCTATCGGGTAATATAGAATTATCTATGCTTACTAATAGAACTAGATATCGTGAAGAGAGATTCAAAGTAAAATGTATGGGAGATTGTAAAAAAATGAAATGGGGAAAGGTTTTCTCATTATCAGAAATCATTGAGAATATTATAGAACATCGAAATAATTTTTCTAGTGATAAATGGAAGTGTTGTAATAATCCTAATCTTAGAACTCTACAAGATAAGAAACCTACTATTGGTTCAGGTATTGAAGGAGTGTTGTATTATAATCAAGTTAATGAATTACCAATAGATGATTCCTACATTTACATTAAAATAAAAGATAATACTATTTCTTACATTCATCCCTTGACTCAAGAAGATACTATTCCTTCTTGGGTCTCGGTTAAAAATGAATCAGAGTTAGAAAACTTCACTCCCGATTATTTGCATTATGCTTATCAAGTAGTTAGTAAGGCAGAACCTATCTATAATGCAATGGGATGGAATGTGGATAATATTACCAAAAGTAGGAATCAAGATTTGGGGGAATGGTTTTGAGATTATCTTGGTCTATGCAAAGAAGAATAGAAAGATGGAAAATTAAATATGCAAAAATAATAGATTGGAGTATATTTATCAAACAAGAAGTAGTAAAAGACTTTAACAAAGTAAAAGGTTTTTTACAGAAAATAAAATATAAAAAGGAAGTAAAGAAAATGAAAATAGATGAAAATAAAAAAGAAACAATATTTTTCGATTCAGAGAAATATATAGGAGTAACAGTAGATAAGGGAGAATTAGGTTTGATAAAAAAACCGCCTCAAAATAAAACAATGACGATGACAACTTACACTGCTAAAGAAAAAATAACGGAAGTATTACAGACCGTGATAAAACCATCTTGGTCTGAACACGATAGGAACTGTGATTGTGAAGAATGTTTAGATACCTTAATAGAGGAACTAAAGTTTAAATTTGATACGGAGAATGATTTTTAATGAAGATACAAAAAATGGAAGGTTTTGATAGGGACTTTACTTATCAATGGGATGCAAAATGGAAAGAAGAAGATACAAACAAACCAATTCTAAAGATAACGAAATCTTCGTTGGGACAGTTTGATTGGTGTCCTAAGAAATACGAGTTTGGTTATATCCAAAGAAAACCGCAAGATACCTCTGAAGCAATGCATAACGGTACATTAGTACACAATGCTTTAGAAGATTTTTACAATGTTTTTGATATAAAGAAAGCGGAAACAATGGATATGAAAGAAGTAACTGAATATATGTTTAGTTTATTTCCTATTGACAATATGTCCGAAATGTATGAGACATTATCTATTAATGAAGCACAGCGATTTATGGTTGCTAAGGAAGACGGTACATTAGAAGAGTTTTTACCTGTAATTAATGAAATTACTTTAGATGCTGAAATAACAATCAATAGAGCAGATTATCCTAAATTACCCTTAAAGAGAGATTATGTTATTCACCTTCAAGGAATAATAGATAGAATGTTTGTAGATAAAAACGGCTACATTCCTATGGAATTGAAAACAGGACAATGGAAAGAATACAAGAAAACTATGATGAGAAAAGAAATGGCTTATTATAAATTACTATTTGATAATTGTCCTATTGAACAATTAGAAGCAATCGGTATAAATAGAGATAAACAAGTAACACATTGGGGTTGGAGATACCCTGCTTCTAATCACATATATGTAGAAGAACAAAAGAAATCTAGCCACAAAGCAGTTATGCGTAGTATTGTAAAATTACTAAAGGCGTATGAAGATAATTCTTTCCCAACAAAATATAATGCTAGAACTTGCGCCCATTGTAGTTTCTTAGATATTTGTGATGGCGGAGCAGATGAGGGGTGGCTTTAATGGCTGAGATTATTATTTGGACTGCAACATGGTGTATGCCATGTAAAGGACTTAAGGCTTGGACTGATGTACATTTTCCCTTTGTAGTTTACAAGGATATAGAAAAAGACGTAGCCCCATTCGAGATTAAATCTGTACCTACTTTACAAGTAGGACAGGAATTTGTAGCGAATGTTTCAACAATAAAACAATATTTATCTAAAAGGGGGAATCAAATTAATGAAAGTTAAATGGATTAATCTTAATGGTATTAGGGTTCTAGCATTAGTAGTTAACAAAGATGACCCTTATGATATTTGTGAAAATTGTGGTAACAAATATTATTCACATCCTAGATTAGCGCCTAAAGAAGATGAAGAATGGTGTGGGGATTGTAATGATTTAGAATATAAAAAGAATATGTCTGGTGCAGAATTAGGAATGTGGACTATATACCAAATGAAAAGAAACAGGGCAATAGTAGTAGTAAAAGAGTTTGATGAAAATGAGTGAAATAGAAGATATAGTAATTAAAAAAATAGAAGCAAGAGCAGAAATTGGAGAACGTAAATATAATACAACAATGGAAAGAGTTGACTTGACAAGAAAAGCATGGTTAATTCATGCACAGGAAGAGGCTTTAGACCTAGCAATTTATTTACAGAAGTTGATAATGTTGGAGGAAGAGTAATGAAAAATAGTTGGTCTCTAAAATTAATATTTCTCATTGGTAAAATTTCTACTATAATTAAAAGGTGGAAAAAATAATGGTTATACCTATCGGGTATAAACAATGTAAAAGGTGTAAAACCCAATTCAAAAAATGGTCTAGTAGAGATACAGCAAGTTATTGCCCTAGTTGTAATACATCTAGATTAAAAAGACAAGAAACCAAAGCACGAATTTTATTCTACTACGGTAGTAAAGAAAAGGATGAAGAACTTAAGAAAAAACAAGAAAGAAAGGCTGCTGAAAATAATAAATATTGGGAAGAACAAGAAAAAAGAAAAGACCCCGATTATCTTTTGTTAAAAGAAAGGAAAAAAAAACCACATCCTTTATGGGGACTTAAAAAACCTAGAACATTCGAGGATGCAAAGAATAAGACCCCTTTTATTAACAAGAAGGGAAAGTGGGTAAAACACTCGAAGAGAAATATACCAAAGACAACAGGAAGCGAAGAAAATGAATAAAATAAAAAGAAGAAGTAAATTTAAACCAAAGATTTTGAATGTTAAAATACCAAAGTGGACTCCATTTGTTGAAGTAAAAGAATTAGTAGAACAATATGAAAAGGTTTTAGATAGCGTTATTGAAAAATTAACAGAGGAACAGGTTGCTAATTTCAGGAAAAAAATACCTGAATCTGTATGGAGTAATAGTAGATATTTAGTACAAGTGTATGATGCTTCGTGTCAACTAAATGTGCCTATGAAACATCTCTCTATTAAGAATCATCAGAATAATCATTTTGCACATGATTGGAGAGATTTACAAAGAATAAAAAATGAAATATGCGGTGATGAAAAAGAGGCATTAGAAGTCTATCCCGCAATGTCTAGATTAGTAGATAATAGTAATCAATTTCATCTATGGGTTTTCATGGAAGAAGCCCCATTTAAAATTGGATGGAAGCATG